CAACACAGGACGTGGTTTGAGTATCTCACTGCTATACTGTGACGAGTTTGCATTTGTTATGCCAAACATAGCAGAAGAGTTTTGGACTTCAATTTCACCTACACTAGCAACAGGCGGTCGTGCTATTCTTACTAGCACACCAAACAGTGACGAAGATACATTTGCTACTATTTGGAAACAAGCAGAAGACAAGTTTGACGAATATGGTAATGAAAATGCAGTTGGACGTAATGGCTTTCATGCATTCCGTGCAGATTGGTGGGAACACCCTGACAGAGACGAAGAATGGAAGAAAGACGAAATAGGCCGTATTGGTGAAGAGAAGTTTAGACGTGAGTATGGCTGCGAGTTCTTGGTATTTGATGAAACACTTATTAACAGTATTAAACTAGCAGCAATGGAAGGTATAAATCCAGTACTTAATATGGGTCAAACACGTTTTTATGAAAAAATTGATCCAAAGAAAAACTATGCTGTTGCATTAGATCCAAGTATGGGCACAGGCGGAGACTATGCAGCAATACAAGTTGTAGAACTTCCGACATACAAACAGGTTGCAGAATGGCAACACAATACAACTGCTATACCTGGACAAATACGTGTACTAAATGACATACTCAAATATATTGCTGATCAGAGAAAAAGCGATAACGGTATATATTGGAGTGTTGAAAACAACGGTTTAGGCGAAGCAGCACTAATTGTTATAAATGACTTTGGTGAAGAAAATATGCCAGGATTGTTTATCAGCGAACCAATACGCAAAGGACATGTACGCAAGTTCCGCAAAGGATTTAATACTACACATAGCAGTAAAGTTACAACTTGTGCTAGGCTAAAAACAATGGTCGAAAATGACCAACTAAGCATTAAAAGCAAACCACTTATCAGTGAACTAAAATCATATATTGCTACAGGTAGCAGTTATCAAGCAAAACCAGGCGCAACAGATGATTTAGTTAGTGCAATGATCTTAGCGTTAAGAATGATTGCAGTTATGAAAGATTGGGATCCTGCAATATACAACAGTTTTGTACAGATTGATAACGAAATGGATGATTATGAAATGCCCATGCCTATTTTTATAAGCAGCAACTTTTAGATAAATAATATTATGAAGAAACTTGATAAAATATCTGCGGACTTATTTAATAAGATCAGAGGACGTTTTGAAAACGTCACAATTGGTGACGAAAACGGACAAGTAACTAACGTGCCCGAAGATGCACGTTATTTTGATTTTGCCTATCTTGCTGATGGGGTTGATTTAGGCAAAGTAAGTGTAGCAATAGATCCTGAAGCAGGATTAAGTGTAATAGTCGGTAGAGATATTGCACAGGGTCAAATGGAAGAAGTACAAGATGGCTGGTACAACTTTTTAAAAGAGTTACGTGTATTTGCTAAAAAACGTATGATGAAATTTGAAGTAAGAGATATTAATAAAAGCAATTTAAACAAAAGAGATTATCAGTTTTTAGCACAAAACCGCAACGGAGAAAATACAATGGCCGAGTCAAAGATGTATGGAAACGATCGTACAAGTTTCCAAAAAGTAGGCAAAGCAAAAATAGCAATCAAGCATAGTGCGCCTATTAATGTAGAAAATGCAAGTAGTCGTACTAGCAAAATTAGCAAAATTTTTATTGAATCACCAGAAGGTGAAAAATTTAAATTTCCTTACAAACACATTGCAGGTGCAAGAGCATTAGCATTACATATTAGTGAAGGCGGTCATGCATATGATGACTTTGGCAAGTACATTACAAGCCTTAGCGAAGAAATGCATAAAATTCGTAAGTTAAATACTTACATGGGTCGTAGCACTGTTATGGCAGAAACACTAGATCAGTACAGCGATATACTAAAAGGTAGAATTTCTGAAGTACGTAAAGAAATTTCTAATTTACAAAAACCTGCATATTATGCAGAAGCAGTTGCAAATTTTGTAGCAGCAGAGACAATTGAAGTTCCAGAAGAAGTTGCGGAAAACTGGATTGATCAATTAACAATTAAACAATTTAATGAAGAACTAAAAGATGTATTTCCATATGTTTACAAACTAATTGGTGAGGCAACAAAGGCAGAAGAATTAGATTTTGATGATTTAGTTGCAGAAGCAGAAAAACAAAAAGGCGTAGACGGTAAGGCATGTTGGGATGGATACAAGCGTATGGGCACCAAAATGAAAGGTGGCAAGCGTGTAGACAATTGTGTTCCAATTAAGAAAGAATCTGTCGACGATATGTTAGAAGCAGCGATTGATCAATTAATGGGTCAGTTTGCCGAAGACAAATACGAAGGCGATGACGAACCAATGTCAGTTAAAATGACACCAGATGGAGGCATTGAAAAGGCTGATGAAAAACCAAAGACACCAATTGGCGAGTTCATTCTATCTTACTTTGATAGAGAAAACGGAACTTTTCCAAAAGGCGAAACAGCAGTACTTACTATGGTAGAAAAAGATTACGGTCCGCAATATGTAGAACCGGCTGCTAGATTTATTCAAAAAGTAGAATCAATGGTTGCGCAACGTCAGGCAGAAGAAATGGCAAGCAGCAGATATCCTGAAACAGATAGAATTAAAGCGTTAGCCGGTTTAAGATAATCGGCTAACATTTTGAAAATTTTGTCAAAAAAATACTTGACAAGATAAATAACTTTGTGTAGTATTATAACTGTGCTACACATTATTAGGCACAAAGCACATAGGCAATATTATAGGAGGCATTACTATGGCATCATTAGCAGAAATTAGAGCAAAACTTGCAGAACAAGAGAACCGTTCATCAGGAACTAGTTCAAGCGGCGGCGATAACGCAATTTACCCATTTTGGAATATGAAAGAAGGCGAACAGGCAACGTTACGTTTCTTGCCTGATGGCAATTCTGACAACACATTCTTTTGGGTTGAACGTTTAATGATTAAACTTCCATTCAGTGGTATTAAAGGTGATACAAGTTCACGTCCAACTACTGTAAACGTTCCATGTATGGAAATGTACGGAGAATCATGTCCAATTCTACAAGAAGTACGTGGTTGGTTTAAAGATCCATCATTAGAAGATATGGGTCGCAAGTATTGGAAAAAACGTTCTTATATCTTCCAAGGTTTTGTTACAGATGATCCGCTAAAAGAAGATTCAACTCCAGATAATCCGATTCGTCGTTTTATTATCGGTCCACAAATCTTCCAATTAATCAAAGCAGCACTTATGGATCCAGACATGGAAGAACTACCAACAGATTACACTGCTGGTGTTGACTTCCGTTTGTCAAAAGGTTCTAAAGGTGGTTACGCAGACTACGGTGCAAGTAACTGGGCACGTAGAGAGCGTCCGTTGAGTGATGCAGAAATGAATGCTGTTAACACACATGGTTTGTTTAACTTAAATGACTTCCTACCTAAAAAGCCAGACGAAACAGCAGTTAAAGTATTAACTGAAATGTTTGAAGCAAGTGTAGATGGCGAAGCATATGATCCAGATCGTTGGAGTAATTACTTCCGTCCTGCAGGTATGGCAGCACGTACTGGTGATCCAAACACACAGAACAATACTCCAACACCGGCTCCACAACCAGCAGCAGCACCTGTACAAGAAATTGTAAATGATACTGGTTGGCAAGATCCAGCACCTGCTCCAGCAGCACAACCTGAACCAGCACCTGCTCCGGCAGAAAATGCAGGCGGCGCACAAGACATTCTCGCAATGATCAGAGCACGTCAAGGTCAGTAAAAACAATGCTGTAGGCTTGTTTTTTAACAAACAAGTCTACAGACTTTACGCTTTTTAGAATAGGAGATATACATGGCTACTAAGGCATTCGATCCTAGTAAATTTCGAAACTCATTAACTAAGTCAATTAAAGGTATGAGTGCAGGCTTTAATGATCCGCAAGACTGGATCAGTACAGGAAACTATGCACTAAACTATTTGCTTAGTGGTGATTTTCGCAAAGGTATTCCGCTAGGTAAAGTAAGTGTATTTGCAGGTGAATCAGGCGCCGGTAAATCGTATATTGTAAGTGGTAACATTGTTAAGTCAGCACAAGAACAAGGCATCTTTGTTGTGCTTATTGACAGTGAAAACGCACTTGACGAAAGTTGGCTACATGCACTAGGTGTAGAAACAACAGAAGATAAAATCTTAAAACTTAATATGGCAATGATTGATGATGTTGCTAAAACTATCTCAACATTTATGTCAGATTACAAAGACATGGCTGAAGAAGACCGTCCTAAAGTATTGTTTGTTATTGACTCTTTAGGTATGCTTATGTCACCAACTGAACTTAACCAGTTTGAAGCAGGTGATATGAAAGGTGATATGGGTCGTAAAGCCAAAGCATTAAAAGCACTTGTAACTAACTGTGTGAATATGTTTGGTTCATACAACGTGGGTATGTGTGTTACTAACCATACTTACGCATCACAAGATATGTTTGATCCGGATGATAAGATTTCAGGCGGTTCAGGCTTTGTGTATGCAAGTTCAATGGTTGTAGCAATGAAAAAACTAAAACTCAAAGAAGATGCAGATGGTAACAAAACATCAGAAGTAAACGGTATTCGTGCAGCGTGTAAAGTTATGAAAACACGTTACGCTAAACCGTTTGAAAGTGTACAAGTAAAAATTCCTTATGAAACAGGAATGGATCCTTATTCAGGCATGTTTGATTTGCTTGAGAAAAAAGGATTGCTTGAAAAACAAGGTAATCGCTACAAGTATATTGATAGCGAAGGTAACGAACATCTAGAATATCGTAAAAACTGGACAGGTGAACTACTCGAAATGGTCATGGCAGATTTACCAGCAAAAGAAGAACAAATGGTAAATATGGCAGAAGCGAACGAAGAAGTCGTGGATCATAACGAGGAGTTGATCGATAATGAATGAAGAACAGATGCTTGATGTCTGGAATCTATTTAAAGAATATCTAGATAAAAAACAAATCGATATCATTGCAGAGAAGTATGTTGACATGTTAGCAGACTACGGAGTTGATGATATCGAATTTAAATCAATGCTAGGTAATGATAAAGATTTAGATTCTGCTATTAATTACTTTCTAGAAATGGATGATGTTGATTTAGATGATGCATACGATGATTGGGATGAATAATGGCATGGTATAGTCGTGTTAGTAGAGATATTTCTCAAATACCGGCAGCAATACAATACTTTGAAACTGAGTTAATCGAAGCAAAAAGAGAATGTAAAATCAGCGGCAGTATCGAAAAGGCTGCCGCTGCTATGCCTGGTATTGTTGAGCACAGATTCAATCAACTTCAAGAAATTGAAGCAATACTTGAATACCTAAATATTGAACTAAGAAAATTACGTAGCCAATTTTTTAAGAAATATCTTGAAAACTATCAACGTGCATTAAGCAGCAGAGATGTTGAGAAGTATGTTGACGGCGAAGCAGACGTTTGTGACTACGAAAAAATTATCAATGAGTTTGCACTCATGCGTAATAAATGGTTAGGTGTATTAAAAGCACTTGACCAAAAGCAATGGCAACTTACTAATATTGTGAAATTGCGTGTAGCAGGAATGGAAGATGCTACTCTTTAA